TGCTAAAGCCACCAGGTTTGAACAGCATGGCAGAGCAGTTATGTTGTACAATAAACGTGGCTGGCAGCCGTGGTTTTACTGCGGACAAGTAGCCAAAAACACAACTGAATAACAACTGAATAACAACTGAATAAGAGAAAAGACCGTGCAGCCCCATCTGCACGGTCTTTTTTTTATGCCTAAAATTGTTCTACATCAAACAGTTTATCTATTGGTATTAACTTACCATATGGTTTTTCTATACCTATTTGCCAACCTGCATCTGCTTCTATCCAGCCAAGTATTTCTACTTCTCTAAACTCAGGTTCAACTGGTCTAACTCCAAATATAATTAAGCCTCTATTTAAATCTTTACTTCTAACTGCTGGACCTGCTTGAGTTCTAACTCTTCTTACTTCTATATTCTTACCAACGTCTGGTATGTATTTATACTTATCATGCTCTGCTCCTGACCAGATAGATGCAGACCAATATTGATTAACTGCTTTTGCTACCGCTAGTTCACCAATAGCACTTGCAACTTGTGCAGTTCTATCATCTTGCATTTTATTCTTATCATAATAATGAGCATCTGACTTAGCCCAGTTGGCTGTAAATCTACGAATACCTATATGACTTGCGTACTCGTACTCCCAAGTTTCTAATTCAATCTTCATACTCACTTGGGTTTACCTCCTCATCACACTCAAAGCATAGACCTCCTATGATACCTTCATCTTCTCCACAACGCGAGCACGGAGCATAGGGTGTTCTGTCCATAGGTGTAGCAGGACTAATTAAAGCACCACACTTAGCACACTCAGCATCTTCTAAGTTATATGCAATAGGTGCATAGGCTAGTTCATCATAGATAACTGTCATACGAAACCAATTACTTCCGCATCCTGGACAGGTTGGGGTAGGGATACCCCTGTAATCAGGCTTGGTTTCCGTAGTCATTATCTGGGTAGGGTCTCCTGCCCCCAAGTTCCTCTACAATGGCTGCTATAGCCCTGTCTACGCGTTTTCTAGCGGCATCTGGAGAGATACTTAACTCTTTGGCTACATCCTTCAGAGTCGTAGTTAGAGAACCAAAGCGTATGCGTAGCACATTCTGATGTCTCTCATGTATATCTTCATATGCTTTAGAGATGTCAGTTCTTACAGCCAGCCACGTATTGTTTTCCGCAATAGCATTAGCATCTGGTTTGTAGTTCACATCATTGACACCAGCAGGCATGCTATAAGAATCAGTTAATATGTACGGCAAGAACTCTTCAATAACAGTTGCATCATAGTAATACACATCAGATGTTTCATAACCAACTGACTTAGCCTTTTCTTTATTGCAGTATTTCTGTGCAGCGTTTCTTAATGAACGAGTTATTAACTTGTCTCTGTCTTTTGCTTCAAAGTTTTCGTACAAGTCTTTTAACTTATTGGGTCTTGTATAAAACCATAACCATAACTCTTGTCTGATATCTTGAGCATCAATCATTCGGTAACGCTTTGCATATTCATATGCAATATATCCAACTAAAGAATTATAATCTTCTATGTATTGTTCTTTTACCATTTATAAGTTTTGCCCTCCACAGTAAATGAATTACCAGAGAAGGGAACTGGTATAGGAGTTACCTTTCCTTTATCTATGTATAAGATTCCGAATGCGCTTTGCCAGTTTGCCGAACCGCCTTTAAGGTATGTGGCTTGTTTTAAATCCATCATGTTGCCAACTTCAAATCCATATAGACTAGATGTCAGACGCCCATTGAAACTCGTATTAAAATGCAAGAGTCCCAATTTATGTGTGTGTCCGCACAGTACCGACATACCAATCTTCTTTGCTAATGCAAGTGCAGTACCACCTGCATATCTACTTGATGAACCTTCATCACCGTGACCCATTACCCAACCAGGTGCAAACTCCCAGAGTTGTTTATGATAAGTGATATTCAAATCTCTGTAGCCCAGCAACTTGTCGTATTCCAGGTCACGCAATGATGATAGTGCAGGTGCATATCTTCTTGCGTATTTATTTATTCTATCTCCGTGATTAGAACGCATTAAGTGAAATGGTTTATCGCCTATTACTCTACGGAAGTTAGACATAATCCAAGTTGTTTCATCTAAGTCTCTTTGTAAGTTAGAGAACTCAGCAGCGTAACCTTTAGACCACTGCGCTGGTGCTAGACAATCTGCCTCATCACCAACGCAGTAAAGTTCTTCAGGTTGATAGTCATAGACAAAGTCCATAACTTTTTCAATTGCTTTCTTATTATGCAGAGGAATCTGCATGTCTGATAGTACGACTACTCTCTTCATTTTCCCAGTTCAGGATATGTTTTCAGTCGCTTTGACTAGGGACTCCAGACCACTTGCCACGAAGTACCATGAGTGCAATTGCTGAATAGTTTAGCAGGTCTATGAAAGAATCTTCTATACTTTCATTTTTCGGTGTGTCTCCTATTACATATGTTAAATGCTTGAGTCGTTCCATCTTGTCGTGCATTCGCACTAGCAGTCCATTTAGTGGACCGCCAGGTACAGATGCAATATTGTTTGGACCGTAGTCAATTTGTTTTTGAACTAATAAGTTCCATGCTTCATCATAGATAACCATTGAGTCATCTTTGAATTGCTCTAAGTTATAGCCCTTCATCTAATACTTTCTCCAGTTCTTCATCCATATCTGCAGTCAAAGCAATGACTCTTAGTTCGTTGTATCTTTTAGTTGCTTCTGGTGTTGTCTTTGATTGGAGCCAAGCACCTAGCAAGTCAAGCATCATTAATGCTTCTTCTGCATTACCCTCTTTGAGAGTAAAGTAAATGTCATTCAAGCAGGTAAAGATTGGTACCTTTAGGTCATCCAATCTAAAACCTACAGCCTGAAAATCTTTTCCTTCTAACACCTCGTAGATGGAATCTTTAGGATTCCAAGACGGATGTAATTTTTTCATTGATGAGTTGTGTTCCATATTTATTTACGATGCTGTTAACATCTTCTCCTTCTGGCATTTGTACGATTCTTGTATTTGATAGTGTTCTTTGAATGCGTTTACCAAACTCCAGCCCTGCTTCATCTCCATCTGCAAGTACTACGACTGTCTCGTAGTCTTCCAGAATCTTGTTGTAGTAGTTCTTCCATGCGGTCGCACCAGGCGCACCAATGGTTGGATGCGCCGTGCGACAGGTCATAGTAATTGTATCTATTTCACCTTCGCACACACAGATGTAATTAGTTGCTTTACTTAATGCAAGTACATTAAACAAAGTTGTCTCTGCACCTAACAGTCCTAAGTACTTTGGTTCAGAGTTATCTAAACTTCTAAATCTAATATCAACTAGTCCGTATGGTGTTTGATACGGAATAGATAATCTTCCTTTGTATTGCTCATGACCTGGGTATGGTTCGTCCACGACGCCCAAGTGGAACTTGTTGGCGTCCTCCAGAGTTAGACCCCTTGACTCTAGATAACCTTGAGCCAGTTCTATTGCTTTGCTGTAGCGTGATTGCGCTCGTATCAAGAATTGTTTCTGCGTATTCGTAAGCCTCATTGTAATTTTTTAACCTTTCCTTTTCCTTGATTAGATTAATACCATCACCCTTCATATCGCAAGCAAAACATATGAAGTATTCTGTATCAAAGTTTAGTGATGCTGAAGCATGAGAGTCATCATGAAAGCAACACTTCATCTTACGCCATCCACTACTACGGCGTGGTGGTTTACCACCGTAGTGTCTTAGGACTTCATCAATGGGTAGTTTGACGAAACCTCTGCCTATCCTCGCCATAGCCTGCCTCTTTTAATAATCTAACGTACATACTAACAGGCATAGTTGCATACCAATCTGCAACATCTGACTTACCTTTACGCTTGTGTATAACTACACCAGTTCTAGCAAGAGCATTCTTAGTTTCAACTATCATCTCTGCTATCCATTCAGCCAGACTTATTTTGGTCCTGTTTTTAATTTCAATACACACACCATTAACTCCAGCAACATCACCTTTATCGTTCCTATCTCCAGCCAGTCTACGCTCTGCGTATATCCAACCTTGAGACTGTAAATATTTAACTACATCTAATTCTGCTTTGGAACCTTTACGCTTACTTGCTGTTGTCACTGTTATCCTGCCTGTCAAAGTCTACGTAGCATGCGTGGCATAGTAAAGTCCAACTTTTATATACAACTCTTGCATGATTTTTCTTACACCAATCACAAGGTACGAATGTGTACCCTTGTTCGGTTTCGTTAATCACTAGTTATATCCTTTAGTTGCATACTTGCTGGGTCAAAAGCAAGGCGAACAAATGTTTTACCACTTGCATCTGCCCTACCATATCTGTTCTTGACTGGTGCTACGCACATGTAATTGTCTTCATCAATTATCTCTTGACCGATAGTTAATATCAGTGCTGGAATCTGATTGACCATACCTTGAACTGCTGCTCTTGGTTGACAAGGCGTACCAGTAAATCCTTCTTTAGTGTGATGAAGAATAATTACTGCAGCATTAGTATCTCTTGCTAGGTACTTAAGTTCTTTCATTGCTTGTCGCATGCCACTGAACTCTTCATGCCCATCTATTG